GTATTTCTGTATGTGTCTGGGAATCTTATAACCGCAACCCGTCTTAGCTCGATCAATTTCTTTTCCATTTGCAACAGAAAGCAAAGAGACATATTTCAAATATTCCTGTTTTGTTTTTTCAGTCTTAGGTACTTTATTTTGATATACTGTACTCAAGTTTGAAATTTCGCCAATTTGACTTTTAAGGCCACGGAGAGTACAGGCAAACTTGTTGTCAAGCGTGTCTGTTTCCGCAAGAGAGGTCTTCTTATCTTCAAGGTCGAGTGTGATAGGGATATCAGTATGTATTCCAGGAATCATAGAGGGTTCATTGATGACTAGAACAAGGTCTCCATCAAAATCTGAACCATTGAGTCTTGGAGCATTGATATCATAGATTGAAGTAAAACAACAGTTTACAAGTCCATGAAAATATTTCTGCGTTAACTCATTATCTACTGCATCAACAAGTACGTGCTCAGACCTTGAGATGTGAGGATTTCGTTCGCAAATACGCTTGCCAAGAGCGACACCACGACGATCAAAAGTATAAATTTCTCCAGCTTTTAATGCACCAACAACAGGGAGGCCACCAGCCCATTCCATCAGAGCAACAAGATCTGGCACCCAAAATTTAAAAGTTGCATTCATCCAAAGCTTGCCGCACTTAAAGCCGTCGCGAGTTTTATCAAGCAGGGAATGGATATATTCTTTTACACAAGGCTCGTGAATCATTTCCTGATTACGAGCTAGTGCGGCGATATAATGGTTTAGTGGATTAACATCATTCGCCATAAGACCAAGAAAACAATTTGTGTAAAAGATGTCGTTACTTGTAACTTTCTCATAAAAATCAACCGACATATCTGCAAAATGCTTAAAATCATCAAACTCCATGTCTAGGTTTTGCAAAATTTGGTAATTGCATTGAGTCTGAAGCCGTTCTTTCTCGGCGCTGTAGTTCTATTTTGCAATAGCGAAGCAACTGTTAGTTTTATGGAACTCATCCCAATACCGTTCCCAGTCCTTATATGTGCCATCTTTTTTGAAATACTTATAACCCTTATAAAGACTGACAGTAAGAATCATAAGAGGCTCACTACCTGGTGTCACATCGTATTCTTGACCCCAAATGTCTTTGATTTTTGTCACACCACGTTCGGCATAAAATGTCTCATAGTTGATTTCATGCATACAACCTTTAATATATGGAGCACGGATAATACAGCTATTGATATGTTCCTCTGTACCAATTTGGCGTTCGATCTGGCGCATAATTTCAGGATGACAGATCCCGGCACCATCGAAGCAGTTGATAGTGATATCGGTCTTTTTTACTGCAACATCCTTCTGCGTCCAGTTGCGTTTATTACCCGCCTTATCAACGAACTCTGTTGTTTTATCATATAGATATTCAACCATTTGATCTTTGATTGTGTTCTCATAATCGTTAACGATACAGATTTTAGGGGTCCATCCTGGCAAACAAAAGGCAGAAGATAGATTTAAACCGCGATAAGCGTAGTATTTACTAAGTACAGTCTGTGTTTCAGAAAAATCGAGTCCCATACTAATACGTCTATCTAGCTCTGGGACAATATGTTTTTCAACAAAGCTCAACATGCTTTGGCGAACCATACTAGCACTTCGTTCGCTGAATAGATATGTTTTTCCATTCATTTTAAACCCACGCTTCACAAGTCGTTCAAGCGCTTTTGCCTTATTGTAACCACCAGTTGCATCGACAAAAATAACAAATTTCTGGAATTTACTGTCGTCCATGGAAATCATACGAATCTGTCGGAACATCATATTATCGCCCTGGAGAACAGTAAACTGGGTTACTTCTTCTTCACTTAATCTGAAATTATAATCATGGGTAATAATCCAATTTAAATTGAATTTTAAAACCGAATATAATGGAGGAGAAAACAATTATTAAGCACCCTTTCTTTTGCCCCACACTGGAGTCATTATTGCGTCCTTTTCAGACCAACCAGTTTTCAAACGACCACGAATGGTTGATTTCGAAATACCCATTATGTGTCCCCATTCAGATATATCATGTGTTACGCCATCTATGGTTATATATTTACATGCTGTTCTATTATTCGCCTGAGTATTCCAATCTGTCCATCTACAATTTTCAGGACAGTAATTACCTGTTGTGTCAATACGGTCTATAGTGCATGCTTTTATAGGAGCATCTTTATCGTACCCATTAGCATATGCCCAATCTCTGAATGTCAAAAAATCTTTCCATTCTTCACAAACAGATATGCCACGTCCACCATAAGAATCGTAATGAGCAGCTTTTGGATTGTTGCACCTAGCAATCATATTACGCCATACATTATAAATTCTTTCTTTTGAATAATTTCCCTTAGTTAAATGTAAATGACCACAGCTTTTAGAACGACCATTTTTTAAGAGGGCAGCATCAACATCCTTGACCACGCCACAACTACATTTACATGTCCACCAAGTTTTCCCAGGAGTTTTCAAATCACTTCTTTTTAATACAGTCCATTCGCCAAATTTTTGCCCAGTCAAATCAATATAAGTTGGATAAAACTTGCTACATCCACAGCTTTTTATATTCCCTGTTCTTAAATAAACCCCAGTTGCAACTATTTCATTTCCACAATCACACTTACAAAGCCACTGGGCATATTGATTTGAATTGGACACTATTTTGTTTTCTACTCTCTTTACAACCGTCAGCTTTCCAAATCGTTGTCCTGTTAAGTCTTTGAACTTGCCCATTATTTCATTCCTCCAGTAAGACCGTTCCAGTGGTCGTTAAAGTGGTCATCGCCGTCATCTTCACCATCGCCGCCGCCCATATCATCGTCGCCATACATGATCTCATCGTAGGCCGCCAGACACTTACTGATAAACACAACCAAAATGGGCGTAACCACCAGGGCAGTAAAGAGCACACGTCCTAGAATCTGATATGTAAGCACAAATACAACAAGCATTTCTGCGATAGTAAACATCCAATCAACAAAGTCAACGGAACTTAAAACACCAGCGATAAGTACCATCAGCGGAATAGAGTTAACGCGGATCTCCTGAATATCGTCTCGCTCTGTATCGTTCTCTCCGCCCGGCTTCTTAGGCTCTTTATCCATACTACTGCGTACCTCCTTAGTCTTCGTCGTCATCCCACATTGTACGCCGCTTCCGCCGCTCTGATTGCCGCTGACGTTCGCCACTCTCCTGAGCCTTCTCAACTTCCTGCAAAAACTGATTCTCGATCATACGCTGTTTGCGGGCGTTACGCATATAGCTGCTCTTAGATACCTTATCACGCTTGCGATCACTCATCGTCGCCGTCCTCCTCATCATAACCATAATCACCTGGGCAGTACATCTCATGGAATAAATATCGTGTCAAAGAAGGAGACATAGGCGTACCATCTTCCATCCACAACGTATCATAAAGTGATGCATTGCCAATCAGTTCCTGCTATTCTGCATATACCTGAATCGCGTCAAGGATATCCTAGTAGGTTACATCATAATTGCGCACAGCATCAGCTACGGCAAATCCAATATTATAAATATCCTGTTTTGAAAAGTCGTTTTCTTTCATATAGTTCCTCCTTATATCAGCGGCTCACAAATACATGGCCCTGTTAGTAAATCGATTTTATGTTCAAGTTCTGCGATCCGAGTTTGTAATTGATCAATTGCAGTTTGATACGAAGTTGTTGTTGCTCTTATAGTATCTATACGTTCTACTGCAAAATGCGACAGAGTATTTGCTTCGTCGACTTTGATAATCGCGTGATTTACTGTATCGTGCATAGAAAATAAATGATTATCTATTTCTTCAACTCTTACAGTTAGCTCTTGTTCATCCAATATTTTCATCTCCTTTACAATAGACTTTCACAATAATATTCACTATTTGTATTGATGTCTCCATTTATTAGTTTAAGATATCGTCTGTACATCTGTTCAGCATAAGGCCCAGCAATTTCGAATTCAAATCCGTTATTTAATAAGAAAAGTCTTACTTTCCTTTTAACTACAAACGTTTCATCTGGTTCTCCATAGCGGCAAACCGTCATATCGTCTTCGTCTATTTGAAATCTAAAATTATCAAATTCTATTTTACAATCATTTTCAATTTCGATATGTAATTGTAGGGCTGCTTGTTGTTGTACTTCTTCACTGATATATTTTTTCATAATAGACTCTCACAGTAACACTCATTGTGAATAAATACACTGTATTCTTCTTTTGGAAGATTTTTCGATACATAGTCTTTGATAAACTTTTGTAAAGTTTCATCAGTAACCATGGTGTTATAATCAACCCATTTGTCGAATTGAATAGTGTGATGTGAATTGCCATGATTTACAGTGTCTATGGTCGATCCATTTTCAAAATGAATTCGCACAGGTTGCTTCCAATCCGATGGATATATGTATATCTTATCGTCAGGTATCAATAATTGATTGTTCATATCGTGCCTCATAATAGTGATTCGCAGACACACTCGCTCTCTACATTCTCATTTGGAATCGCAATCGTCCACAGCGTGTCGTGTCCCATTCCATAGTATTTTACTTCCGCTTGAACTTCACGCTGATTACCATTTGCGTCAATGTAAGATACAATTTCGTTTGTGGTTCGCAGTGGTTTATCGCTTGGCAGAGACCATGTAAATCCATCTTTCGACCAGTCAAAAGTAAACTCGCCACTGTTGACATCATCGGGATATCTGTATTTACACCATCGCAGCGTGCGATCATCATGTAGCGCATCAAATTTGTTCATTGCTGGCACCTCTGTTATACCAAACTGTTACACACGCATTCATCCCGCTGCACTTCTTGAGGCGTAGTTGGCGGTGTAAACGCAACCTCGCTCGGATCGTATGTCATCAAAGAACAGGCATCGATTCGCACATTCGGAAAACACATGAGTTTAAAGCATCGGTCAATATCATCAACAACAAGTGGCTTATCCTCTAAGTGCAATCCACGATAATTATCGGGAGGACAAGTAGTTGTTATCACGTGAATACTGTATTCTCCGCGAGCTCTGCTTTGTAAATCTACTATAAGGCATTGATGATCAACCCTATACCCATAATATTGAATATCAAGATTCCTGGCGATTTCCTTGATATAGTCCTGTGCACATAATATAGCCGTCCCGCCCATCGGCACCAAGATGTTACAGTTGTTTTTGACAGCGTATTCGCAGATCGCATATGTACGTCCACCGTATCGTGGCGTTAATATTCTTTCCATATTTCGCCTCTCCTTTACAATAGCGGTCTGCACACACATTCGCACTGTTGATCAGCCAGAGCATCATGGATTACATCGTCCAGACATTCTGGTGTGATGGAGAACTGCTGGAACAAGTCAAACTGATTGTTGTTCATCAAATAGTTCATGGTGATCCGCCGCATTTTATTCTCTGAAATATACTTCGCATCCTCTTCGCCATACAGCCGCACGATCTCCTTGAAAAATTCAAAAGTATCGGTCAGCGCCAGCCTATCGTCAAAATAGAATGTCGTGTATTGTGCGCCGAATTTATCTTTATTGAATATATCCCAAAAATCTTCGGGTGATTTACAGATTGCGGTCTCCTTGCGATGCTTTTGCACAGTATCCATGCGTTCATACCAGTCACACACTGTGTCATAGATCGATGGCCTTACGAATAAAACGCGCATGATTTCTTCTCCTTCAAAAACTGTTTTTGAGTTATAATTTTGCGCTTCATATATCAACGTCCTGAGTTGATTCTTTTTCTTGTGTAGCCTAGCACCAGATGCATTTGCTAAGGCTCTATATGTGTTAATCAAATTATTTATTCTGTCTGTCATAATAAGCTCTCGCATATACATTCGTTTTCTAATTCTGGATAGTAGGGGATTGGATAACTGTATTGAGCCGCACGTCGATCTTCAGAGCAATTTCCTGGACGAAGTATATGTCGTGGATGAAAAGATAAGTCATGACCAAGCTCCCAGCGAAATCCTTGATAATCGAACCAGGTAGTATCTTGATTTTTGCTCAGAGCATCATATAGATTGTTCATCACTTTATCGATTGTCATATACTGTACCCTTTGTTACTCATACGGCCTCCGGTATCATCAGGTTTGCACCGCACTCTTTTACGAATTTGTCGATGAAATACTGCTGACCCTTCTGTCATGTTTATTCTCTTATGTATTTCTTGAATAACCCTACTATCTGTTCGAATTCCGCTTCTTTGTAACGGTCATACAAAGCTTTCGCCAAACCGTCAATCGCTTCATAGTTCCAGTCGCCAGTAGGAGAGATGTAATCCATTAGTCGTAAGCCGTCTATTCTTACTTTTATCATTCTGCTGCACCCCTTAGTCTAACAGGTCAGCCAGTTGTGCTGTCTCGCTGCGTTCTGTCTTGTTCAGGTAGACATATCCAAAGTGCGGGTTGCCAGCCAGGCACTGAATTGCCTTACGCATACCGCTGTTATTTTCAAACACGGCCTCGTCAGTCTGCTTCAGGTCGCCATCAAGCCACAGCATAGATCCCTCACCAACACGGCCGAGTAGCAGCTGTACATGCTCTTTGGTCAGATTCTCAGCCTCTGAAACCATAATAATTGCGTTCTTGTAGTCGCGGCCACGAATAAATCCAAGGTGAGCTACTTCTACCTGCCCATTATTGATCCAGTATTCCAAATCAGCCTCGCCGCCCAAGTGATCAGCCAGAGGGCCGGCAAAAGAAGCAGCGCCGAGCTTTTCCAGTAGGGTGCCAGGCAGTGCGCCCAACTCCTTGGTATTCTTGACTTCGATGTTATTGCGAATCCAAATCAGCTTCTCAACTTTGTGCTTCTCGATCATATCAATAGCAGAGGACACCATAAGCATTGTCTTGCCGCTGCCGAATGTTCCAGCCAGCATTTTAACGGTAATATCGTCGTTCTGCAGCATATCAAATGCGAGCTTCTGTTGATCATTGAGCGGTTTTACGTCGCCAGTGAAGCGATTACTGATCTTTTTGTATTTGAGTGGTACATATTTCTTGCCATTCCATCGTAGCCAGCCTACCGCATTGCCTGCCGGCATATCATCGTCTACTGTGTCTGGATCACGAACAATCAGATAGCCATTCACTGGAGTGTTAAACAGATTCTGATATGTATAGCCTTCATCGTGGGTTTGATACGCCATCGCCATGGCTTCCTCGCCGCCTTCATCAAGAGTGACTTCGGTCTAGCCAGTGTAGTTATTGTTGGCGCTTACTGCTGCATCGGGATAGGTGAATTCGATCGGCAGATAAAGAATGCCGCTGGCAATATTGGCGCAACTTAGGTCGCTGGTTACGAACTTAAAAGAGTCAATGTTGGCCTGGATCTGTCGCTGTGCTTCCGGGAGTCCGGCTTCAATCGCGTCATCCAGGTTGCGCTTCATCTCGTCCAGATACCAGCGGGCGGTTGCCATGATCGTCGCGTCGTTGTTATCGCTGATCGGTTTGCCATCCAGAATGTAGAACAGGGAAGACATGGGGACTGCCACTACCATAAAGGTGTTGTCGTCGTGATGTTCGGCCAGCAGGCGGGTTACAGTACGGGCCTTATAGCGAATCTCTTCGCTCTTCTTGCCGCTTGTCTTGATCTCTTCCAGCTCATGCAGTGTCATATCAGCAATCAGAAACGGCTCTGTTGCACCAGAGGCTGTTGCACTGGCAGGTTCGAAAGCAGCGGCTCCCAAATCAAGAAGCGCGGAGGTGTCATAAAACTTCATTAACGGGTTATCCTCCTTTTATAATGATATTGTAAAGTGTGATTGACTACTGAAAATATAAGCTCGCAGCTGTGGAGAGAACTGCGGGCTTTTTCTTTATACCTTATTATACACCCATGGCGCTGTAAAAGCAATAGTTTTGTGCAAAATACCGGAATAAAATAATCTGTTGTAAAAGTAAATAAAATATAGTAAAAATAGCAGAAAAATTATTAAAATTAAGCAAAAATGAGCAAAAATAATGCATTTTAAGCGTTTCTACGGCGCTTTTGAGACGCTATTACACGGTGATCGAGACACAACTGCGTGAAAATTGGGGTGAAAATCACGTTCGGCACGGAGCATTTTATAACGATAATACGTTGTTTACCGGAGACGAAATCGGGGGTTAAAAATGGGTGTTTTACGGGTGCGCAGATAGGGGAGATGACTGGTGATTTTGAGGTGATCAACAGGTGATTTTGGGTGCTGGTGACTGCGAATGAGGGGTGAATGCGGATGGATGATTGTTGCGTATAGGAGGCGAGTGAGCGGCGGGCGAGGTGCGAAAACCGGGTGATTTGGTACGGGCTGGGGAGATGGAATAACTGGTACGCACGACCCAAACTCGACCCCCTTTCCAATTTTTAACATCCCCCCGGTATGGCCTGAAAAGTCTAGGAATCATGCGGGTTTTCGGTGAATGCTACCTTCCGTTATTAGGTGGTATTCGAGTGCTGGAAATCTGGAATTTTCTTTTATACTTTATCTATATATAGGGGAGATCCTTTCATGGATGTTTCGTGCAAAAAATTTAATATGCTATTATGTAGTCACTCCAAGGGGCTACGGAAACAAGGCCCCGGGGAGTAGTCGCACCTTGAAAATTGCAAAGTTTGGATTTTCCCATGTGGGCGGTTTATACCGTGCCGGGTTTTCCGGTCAAGTGGTTATCCCTTGCCATTCCAAAACATGGGTCTCCTATCTGAGCAATTAGTGCGCCCAAACCCCCGATGGCCAAACATTACTGGCATAATTCCCAAGAACGTGGGAGAAGTTGCGGGGATGGTGTACCTTGACAACAGAATACAGGCAGTTCCGAGAACAACACAATAGGAACTGTTACAACAAGGTCAGAGCTACTGTTGTAGAGCATGGAAAACGCCAAGGTCAGAGCTGGCGACAATTAACAAGCTCCAGAGAAATAAGTGTTTGATGGGTTTGGAACCCTAGAGGAGAAAGAAACCTTACTTGGTTACAATTGTAGCCATTTTACATAAAGCCGGGCGCTTGGTAGTACCGGGGGAGACGTAACTACCACCAACGGCAAAACGCCGTGTCCGATATACACCAACTGAGAAAACAAGAGGTAATAACTATGCTGAAAGTTTATGCTGACTACGATGCAATCGCCAAGGCTGGCAAGCTGAACGAGCTGACCATCCCCGAGCTGGTGAAGTTCCTGAACGAGCAGAAAACTGTTCTGACCGCTGAGCAGTCTCAGAACGTCACCACCACGCTCAACAAGGCTGTTGAGAACAACAACAAGGCCGCTTGCGACAACAAGTGCGCTGAGTTCTGCGCCATGGAACGTTCTGAAATGTGGCGTTCCTACGCTCCGAACCCCTACTACATGGGTATCAAGATTACCACTGACCCCAAGAGCGGTGCTCTGTCCACCCAAGATGCCAAGATGCTCATCAAGTTCAAGGCACTGGAGAAGTATTACCAGACCCTGAACGCTGTCGAGACCAACGACAAAGGGGAGCCTATGCCCAACAAGAGCGTAACTCTCTGCCGTGATGGTCACTATGAGAAACTGGTTATGCTGTTCAACGGTATGCTTTCTGAAGAGACCGCAAGCGAGCTTGGTGCTGACAAACTGACCCGTAGCGCCAAGGTAGAAGAAACCCTCAAAGATATGGGGCTGGATTGCTTTGTCGGTCCTGTCAACAAGGGCAAGCGCCTTGCTCAGCTCCAGGCTATCTGGAACGCCATGCTTCCTGAAGAGCTGGCAGCGGCCTGCACTGCGCTGTCCTGCGATATTAAGTATCTCAAGATTGCGGCCAATCGGGCAAAACAGGGCTCTGTCAAGGGTCTCGGTGATAAGGCCATGATTGACGAGATTGTTGTCACTATCTCCAAGGGCCTCTCTTTCGATGGCAAGGCACGTTCTTCCAAGTACGACTTTGCAAGCAAGAGCAAGTTCTTTGCCAAAGCCGAGCAGTAACACGCAATAGTCGGATACCCTTTCGGGGTCGCACCGTTCAAAGCGGCCCCTTTCCAGCTCCGCAATAGGGGCGTAGCGCCTTAGAGTGTGGCGCATTGTAGACACTCAGAAAAGAGGTTCACTATGGATTGTCCTTACATCATTCGTGAGAACATTGGCTTCGGCCGTGTTCGTGAGCATGGTTACTATCAGCTCGATGAGATGGCCTATGACCTGACCCACGACTTTGCAAACGCAGATGTCGAGGTCATCACTCGCACTCTGTACAACGTCACCATGGAGAGCGGCGAAGAGCTTTCCCAGCTGGATGACGACACGGTGTTCAAGATGTTGAGCGCCGGTCTGCCTGTCAAGTACGTCGAGAATGCAAGAGAAGGGTACATCATGTACTCTCGTCCTGAGAGCAAGCCAGCTGTCAAGGTTAAGAGAGTCGGCGGTATCACTCGTGCAAGCGCAAGTCGTGAACAGTACGATGATGCAATCATTATCCCCATGGCAAAAGAGTGGGCGGTTCTTGACCGTGCAGACATTGGCGACCATTACCGCGTTATGGAGTTCAAAGACAACGCCATCAATATGTTTGAACAGAAGACCGAACGTAAATGGTGCAATCGTCCGTTCTATGATGAAGTCCGCCTGTATCACAATGGGATGCTTGTGCGACTTTCTGTAAACGGACACGAGTTCATCTTTTAACATCGTCGTTTTCGTCCCGAGCATGACGTTAAACTGCCTACCTCCTACAATCGGAACGCCTTGACGTGGCGCAGGGGCTTTGAACTAAGAGTCCGAAAGAAAGAGAAAGGAGCTATCTTTGATGTACAAGGACAAAAACGGAATAGTCATTCAGTGTGTCAACCGCAAGGGTATGACGTACAACGGATGCAAAGTGCCGTACATGGGATTGTATGGCACTTTTGGCCACTATGAATTTGTCGCAGAGCCGCGTTTTAACCCTCAGACGCAAGAAATGCGACTCAAGCATCGTGATATGAAAACGAAAACCAGATGGGACGATATGCCCAGCAAGGAAATCGTTTCGCATATCATCGATGCAGCACGAGTCAAGTGTGTCAAACTTTACAAGTGGGAAACCAAAATGGTAAACCCAGACCGGGATGAAATGAAAAAAGATTCCGAGATTTGGCGCAAAGAAGCATCCAATCCTGACTGCATTCGTCGTAAAAAATTCAAAATGAAATACCGTCAATCGTCCATGAGTGGTCATGGGTATTCTGAACTTAGCTGTACTCTTTATGGTGAATCCATTGAGATGAACGGAAAGCAGAAAAAATTGAACCGCTCTATGCAGACATATATGGACGGCACCGGAATGGGTTCACGTTTCGATAATAGTGATCGTAGACCACTTGAACCGCAATTTCCAGTTAAATCTGGTAAACGCAAGTAATTATTTATTGTTCCCATGATTCCATTGTCCATCTGGGCCAATTTTGGAATCAGAATTTAAGCCAAGATTTGAATTCAAACAAGCTATTTTGTCTGAATTTTTAAGTTCTTTCTTTGAAAATTTTGTTTTGATAAAGATACCCTCACGCTTGTTTAGGGCACGTCTTTTTCGGCACAAATGTTTATAACAAAGTCCATCCTGAAAAACAGGTTCATTACATTTTGGCTTAGAACAAGTTAATTTTGGTTTCAAAGTTATCGCCTCCTATTGGTATTATAAACGAAAACAATTCTATAATCAATTAGCGTACTCGTCACACCAAAAATGTGGCGTTTTCTTTTTACCTCTTTTCTCTGCTCCGCAAGGAGCGATACTGGGCGATTTACGGTACCAGGGCAGACGTAACCGTAACCACAACCAAACAAAAATTGAAAGGAGCTTAGCAAAATGAAATTCGTCAGAATCAACGGCGAAAACCACGCCGGTTACGCTCTGCTTGATATCGTCGAACACAAAACCACGAGCATGACTGTCGCAGAGCTGATGGAAGCCCTGTCCAAGTGCAGCCCGGACGCATACGTTACGTTCGGCAATAACTACGATGATTATGTCATCGAAACCGTAAACCAGATTTGAGTATCAAACGAAAAGGAGAATCATCATGGATTACTTTAGCACTGAATTCATTTTCGCTTGCGGCATCATCGTTGGTGTTGCTCTGGCAATCGTAGCGCAGTCTATCTGGCATGATTTTCTCCGGGCAGCACGCCATCACTAAGCGTCGCTGTTCGAATCTAAACCACAAAAAAGAAAGAGGTATATCGTTATGAAATCCATTCTGAAATCGCTGAAGTCCATGGCAGTGACAGTCGCCGCTGTCTTTCTGATGGCCGCAATCTTTGCTCTGCCGGTTCCCACTGCAAGTGCCGCCACTGCAAGCATCGATGGTCTCAAGCCTGGTCTGAATGGTCGTTACATCCTGACTGGCATGGTCACTCGATATGATGTGATTACCGGTCTTGACTTGAACGACAACGAAAGCACACTGTTGTACTGTACGATTGAGGACGAATGCGGCGAGACATGGATCTATGCTTACGAACTGGGCAGTGAAGTGCCGCCTGTGAATCAAAACCTGACCCTCATTATGAATTGCAATGATACTCCCGATGATATCGACGATGACATCATCGAAGATATTCTGTGGTGCGACTGTGAGAGCGCCGCCGATGAAGATTAAAATGGCATTTGCTGCCATTTAATAAAACAAAAAAAGAGAGGTAAAACAAAATGGATAACATGAAACTGCTCAGATACGCCCGCGCCGCCGCCGTCGACAAGTGGTGGTGCTATGACAAGATTGCCACTCAGTATGCAGGTCATCGCGCTGAAAGCCTGGCTCGTAAGCTGGCTGATGAAGCAAAGGCGGATGTGAATGCAATCGCCGAGATGATTCGCGCCGAAGAAGCCAAGCGGCGTCTGAATGCCGATGTGATTGCAGAGCTGAAGAATCTGGTCAAAGAGCAGGTCAAGCCGCAGCAGTCTCCCAAAGCGCCGCAGACCGGGGCCCAGCGCATGAAACAGGCAATCAAAGAAGCTCCCTACGTCCTTGTTGTCAAGTGGAATAATCCTATCATGGGCGAAATGGAATACCCCTGCAAGAGTTACGCCGATGCTGAGAAGAACTTTGAAACCGCCAAGCGCGAAGTTCACAATGGCAACGTAACCGAAGCTCATGTGTATGAGCAGGGTGAAGGTCAGCGTGTTCCCGTGATGGGCATTATGAGCGGTAAGCTGTAAGAGCGCCGCTCCACAAGAGAGGAAATGAAATCGAATGCTGACTGTGAAACAAGTTTTTGAATTCGCTCGTGATGGTGCGTTCGAGACGTATAAGTTTGCAACTAAGTGCGAGAATTTTGACGCAGCACATGCGCTTGCCCAGATTATCAAAGAAATTCAGAATGTCATTGACAACCTCGACAAAAAAGAAAACTATATCGCCAGCTCGAATCCAGGCACTGAAACCGCTGTTCTCTTTGCTCTGAATCTGAAAGAAGGCGATGTACAGAAGCTCAAAGCGGCAAAACGTCCACAACCAGTGCAGCTGTATCAAGTTCGCGTCACCCATTTGACGGGCGACGAACAGGTGTTGCGATTTCCGATTCTGGCCGCAGCCAGTTCTACGCTCGAGCTGCTCAAATATGAGTTGGAAGTCGGGCGAATCCGTGGGGCAAAAATCGTCAGGGTAATTCCAAGTGTCGGCATGAAAGAGACTTTGGTCAGCATTGGCGAAACTGAAGAGGAGGACACTTTCTAATGATTTTGTCAGAGATCTATCAGATGTATGACAGATTGTGCGCCGTTGTGCTGGACCCGGAAAGCGAAACTCTTACGCCGATTCGTGTCGTAAATTTGGATACGAAAGAGCTGACCCCGCAGTTTTTCAGTGATGCGAGGGCTGGATTTCCTGATGCGAAACCATTCCGACCGTACAATCCCAACAGCCTGAACTGGCTCATCATTGAAAAATATGGTCTGCTGGTTGCATCTATCAATAATCGGGGTGGATTTATCGTGTTTGAAAGTCCTGATATGATTCCTCTGACAAAATCTCTATTCAGCAAGAAAGCGAGATTGAATTATGAGAGACGTTTTTCCTCCAGAGAAACATGCAATCGCCGTGTATCCGCTTAACAACTGGGGCGGGCTTGAAATCACAGCGATTGAAGAAGCGTGTGTTGAAGTCGCAATCAACAATGGTGAGCGCCGCAAGCAGGCTGGCCGCCACAAAATCTATCAGACGAACAAGGGCCATGCGTATTTTATTATGCATGGCTCTCGTTATTATCTGGACGAATTTACAAGAGTATAAGCGCCGCAGCCGTAAGAAGCGCCGCAGCGCAGCAGTCGAAAGGAGCAATATGAATTATGTTCGCAACATACCTTAGTGACACGGATTCCACCTGGATGCAAGAGCGCCGTCATAAGCGCCGCATCGAATTGGCTGACCCGTACTTCCTGCCCTATAGCAGACTCCGGCCGCGTGTTCAAATCGAATTGCAGCTTCGCATTCTGACTCTGCCATTCACAGTAAAGGAGGGTGATTTGATTGTCTGAGCATCCTATTGTCTGGGTGTTCGCCGCCATGTTGCTTCTGGTGGGCGCACTCCAGCAAATCGGAACCGGCCTGTATTATTTGGGGTGTTTCCGCCGCTACAATCAGGTGATCGACACCCTGGCACGCTGGTTTGATACCGTAGATCCGATCGAAATGACTGAAACGATTCGCAATTTCTTCCTCATCTCGATCGCCCTGACTCTGTTGGTCGCTGTTGTGGTCTAACCCGGCGGCTTCAAATATTACATAAAAAGCAAATCAAAATGTACAAGCAAGAAGAGAGGTAAACCTATGTTGTATTTCCGTGTTAAATTCGAAGCAAACAATGAGCCTATGTATCTGGGCACCCGTCGTGGCATCGAAATGTGGAGCACCTATGCAGGTGGCGAATTGTTCACCGAAACCGAGGTCAAGAACAACAGCCTGAACTATGATTTCCTGATTCCGGTCAATGTAAATCAGCGCAAGACCCGTATGATGGGCCCGTACCGTGTGCCGGCCGACGATGCAAGTATCACTCCTTGGGATTACACTGCAGACCGCCGCTATGATCGTTTCCGTCCGCAGCCTACTATGACTGTTATTCATGGTGCGAAGGTTATCACGAAGCGGCTGGCTACTCTTCATAACCGCCCGGTTACCTGTTATCCTGTTGCCCAGGGGAGAGTTCGCCGTGGTCCGTATCGCCGTGGTCGCCAGGATGGTACTCCGATGCCGCCGGTGATGTAAGGACGTTGTAAGAACGCTGCAGTAAGTGCACTGCTGGTAAAAATAACCTACATACAATGATTTCCAATCGCATCAAAGACGGGACGCAGATGATATAATCTATGAAATTTTGGTGTGATTCAAAATAATACTTTGCGGTGGCGCTCTGGTAAAAACCAGGGCAACAAACTGCGAAGCTCTGCACATGTCGGGCGACTGGTGGTACCGAGGCAGACGTAACCACATCCATTTACTAACGTATCAAAATGAAAAGAGGTTTCGTACTATGACTGACTATGCAGACGCTGGCTATCAGCTCCAACATTACAAGATCACATTCTATGCCGACAACAATGGCAAAATCCCGCTTAAAGTGGTACACCGTGCATTCGCCAGTTACGATTGTGCCAAGATGTGGGAAGCTGATGTGATGTATCGAACACCTGAATATAACAGTGTCACAATCGAGATGGAATAAAAGGAGTTACGCAGTATGGTTCTCAACATGACTGAACTTCCCATTATGAACTGGTCGCCGGAGCAGCTCGAAGCAGCCCGCAAGCTCTGCACGGATGGTATTTTACAGGACTGGGAGCTTCCTACGATTACGCCCAGCGACGCATCAATCAAAGTGAAAGACGCAGCGTGGCAGACGGCTGAATGTATCGAGTCTATGCATCCCGATGCAGTCATCATTCAGGGTGAACCTGTTTTCGTGGCTACATTCGTGAATGATTACTGTATTTCGCAGTGTTACTCTCCTTGCTACGCTGATGGCAAGTTCGTGCAGTTTAGGAGGTTCTGATTATGTCTGACTGGAAACTCGGTAAGGACATGATTCCCAGCGATACGATTCTTGATCCTGTCACATTCGATGACTTGATCCTGGCTCTGAAATGCAACTGTGAGCGTATCACGCCGGATGCGGTCATTATTCAGGCGACGGAGATCGTTAATCAGCGTTTGGAAGATTGGAAGTATCTGATCGAAAACAACATTGACGAAATCATTGCGCTGGCAACAGATGAACCGCTTGAAGACGCTGGTCACGATGATATCACACTCGAAGAATAACAAGTAAGGAGGTAACGCAACGATGACCATCAGTGAAGCAACAGGAATCCATCAATGCAACATCGATAAGGCCACTGGCAAAGAACTCGGTTTTCGTGAGCGCTATACTCGCTACATCGACTATCTGGGCGGTCTGGATGCGGTCAAACCGTACATCCCGTTCGAGCTTGACTATCTGATTCCGAAGTACAAAAATGATCGCCTGTTCAATAACACACCGATTTCGACCTGGGACAATGCGGCTGGATTTCGTCGTCTCGGGTCCGATGCAATTCCTACATATAGCGGACTCTGGAACCTGTATCGCCGGCATGGAATCAATACAGCAAGTTGTGCAACCGGTGTCTGTATTTTGAAAGAAGCGGCCGCGATTCTGTGTGAACGAGCGGCGCAATAAGAGGAGTGTTAATTTGTATACGATCAAAGTAACATATCGTGCGGCAATCGCAACAAGCACGCGGCTCGATTATAAGAAGGCTACTTACCAGTTCGAATCTGTGCCGAATGATGTGGTCGATACGCTGCGTGCTGCCATTGATACAGAGTATAAGAAGCGATCAAAAGAGCAGCATATTGTGATGATTCACCTTGAGGCGGCGCTTGAGACCATGGAGCGATTCAGAAAGCGCATGTACGTGCCAAACTCCATCGAGAGCGTTGAGATCGTTGACGAACAGTCCGCAAATGGCGACTAATCAACGCCTGTTAGTTGTTGAGCAAAACCCCAAATGGTTGTATAATAAAAAGGAGCGTAACAGTATGAAGTCAGTACAGATTACATACGATGCAAAAGTTAAGATCGGAACCAGCTATGAGCGCGGCGAAGCATGTACGCAGCTCGATTTCCTTGACGATAAGGTTGTGGAGAGCCTGATCGCTGATTTGAATGCGGCACCTGCTGAACAGAGTTCGCACTGGTTCGATCTGCTTCAGACGCTTACTTTTATGAACATGCTGCAAGGACGAATCTTCATTCCGACTTCAATCAAGATGATTCAGGTCGTTGCTGAGATTCCGAATTAAGTCACAAAAGAACGAGTGGTGCTACAAAATTGTTGAAAACTCACTTGTTCAAAATGTTGAAAACTTAATCGCTGATTCATTCTTTCGCTTGCAACAATAATTCATTCCTATTTCGAACTCAAACTCAATTACGCAATCGCCAATGAACAAGCGACGCGAAAATAAAATTGATGGTTATGTAGTAAGGGATTATAGGGATAAGAGTAGTTTGTAAGGAGAGAGAAGACCATTCCGGGAAAGAAGTAGAAGGAAGTCTTGGCGGCGAAGATGCTCAAAACGAGAGGAGAAAATTTTAATGGCTAATCTGACTATGGGTGTTCACGAGTTCAAACCGAGCGAGCTGGTCAAGCTGATCAAACAGTACGATTGCTTTATGATCTCGCAAGGCGGCAAGTCGTTTTTACAGATCCGGGTGCCATCCAGGTGGGTCAAACTGGAGATGGGAACCGATGGCGTAAGCTACATTACCTGCCGCAATAAGCGCAAGCGGGACGGTCATCTGTTCGAAATCTACGGTAATAAGTTCGTTTTCGACGTTGACCATAACAGCGGGCGACTGAGCGGCAACCTCAAGACGGATCTCGATGAGGCCGATTATTACGTTGTCATGTGGGGCAGCACCGATGTCCCTACGGACGATGACGAGTAAGGAGAATTCAATGCGATTTCGTAAGTTTTTCATGGCAATTGTACTGGCTGCTGCACTGATGCTGACTGGATGCGGCGGCAATTCGGAGGATGAAGATGGACACAAGGTGAATTATGCCAAGGTCTATAACCCTGACGGTACTTTGCTTGTCGAGGGTGAGTACGATTCTTGCTGGGTGTCTCATGGCACGGTTACGGTCAGAATTGACGGCGTTAAATACCAAACTGGCTACACCAACGTCGTCACGATGTGGTGGTATGAGTGAGTGCGGTAGAAGAAAGGAGCGATAAATCGTGGAAGAAATCATAATGAAAGCCATTCCTGAGCATGGCGGCGTTTCGATGTCCCGGGCTGAGCAGGAGACCATTATCACCATTGGCGCTCTGGATAAGACGGCCGATGTGTGCACCAACGATCCTGTTTACTGGCGCAAGCTTGATGCCATGTGCGAGAAACATCCCGACGAGTACAAGCTCACCAAGATCCACCGCACGAAAGACGGGCTGATCCTGTGTAAGTGGTATTCGGTGCCCCGTAAGCTGGTTCGATTCGGAACGCCGACAGCGCCTCGCGAACTGACCGATGAACAGCGTGCAGAACTTCGTGAGCGAATGAAAAAAGTACAAGCGGCTCGACAGAATAAGGCCAGCATCAATTCTCAGCCGAATTCATAAAGAGTTTGACTGTATTCTAAACATACATCATGGTTCGGTAATGAAATTACTCTACTGAGATGTGTTAGGTGTTTTTGCCTTGTAATTCTATTAGAGAAAACAGCAAGGTTTGAATCAGGAGGCGAATGAGATGAACGCAATGCCCTTCGACGATTCCGCATAGCGCAAGCAGAGTCGCCGCGAAACAGATTGAGATGAATAGCAAGTCGAAAGGTTTGCACGTTTAGGCCAAGCCAAACGGAACGAATTGTTAGAGTAAGATACCCCACCCGTGGCTGCCACTTGAGGACCGAGGAGCTCATCAGGTGACCCTACAGGGAGGAACTCACAGCGGTGCCCAAATGGAATATAGCGATAATGCGTCACCCCGAAATCCCAGCGGCGCTCGCAGCTCATCCGCAGCTCATCTACTTGCTGCCGGCTGCAGCGATCGCATGTGAGGCACAGGACTCCACAGATATTTAGATCTCAATTTGAAACAAAAGTACATAATCAAATAAGAAAGCGAGTTGAAAACTATGTTGAAAACCGGTCCTCCCATGTGAGGAATCTCGTATTTTACGAGCAGATTTGTGATGAATTGTTATCTGGTTTTACCACGATAGCACGTTCAGGCCAAGCCGAACGGAACGAATTGTTAGACCGAGGGGGCACCCCCGAGGAAGGCGGAAGACGCGTCGACTGCAGGTACCAGACATCGCTGGCCACACCAAACGGTGTCATCAGGGGAGGTGAAAGAGCCTTATAACACTTCAACCGACGCATCCAACAACCACATTTGGGCCACAACCCCTGGTTCATGAAAGATCTCCATCTCAAGCTAGTAGCTTCAGACAGATTTAGATCACAAATCGCCTATATTATAATAATGAAGGTTGTGATAAGAGCAACAAATACAAACAAAATGTAATGCTGTCATTTGTGAATATTTTCCAATTGACAACGATACGTTTTTGTGTAATACTTGTTTCAAGCGAAACACACTTTACAATACCAAACGAAAAGGATGAGGTAAAAAATGAATGCGAATGTAGTAATGCAAGTAGCCACCACCAAGCAGTTCGGTGACATGGAGATTCAGGTCTATGAGAATCCGGCGGTCGATCACACCAGAGCTCAGGATGATTTCTATATGACCCGTGAGCAGATTGGCACGGCGTTGGGATATAAGAATCCTTCAATTTCGATTGGAACGATTCACAAGCGCAATGCGGCTCGTCTCGACCCGCTTTCAGGGTTAATCAATTTGATTACCCCTGGTGGAAAACAGCAGACCTACGTATATAATATGCGTGGTGTCATGGAGATCTGCCGTTACAGCACTCAACCCAAAGCGAATGCTTTCATTGATTTCTGCTGGGATGTGATCGCCGCTCTGATGCGGGGTGAAACCGTATCGCTGAATGCCAATCAGACTGAGCTCAAGCGGCAGGAGCGATTCGACAAGATGACTCAGGCGCTGACAGAGATTCATTCTAAGATGGACGCTCTCGAAGCCGCTCGCCAGCAGGACCGCAACGCTCTCGACAATGTGTTGTTCGTCTGCAAGCAGCTGGAACGAAAACTTATCTCGATGGGTCAGCCGCAGAAGCAGCCTGAGCAGACCGCCACAACTGCCACAACCGCCGCAAAGGAAACCCACACCACTACATACAAAGGACGCAGCGAATGGCGGACTGAGATCTACAAGCTCGGCAACTCCATCGCTCGCATGACTGGTCTGACGCTGAATGCGGTTCTGAAACAGGCTTATGATTATATCGGCCGCAACTATGGCTGGTATTTCAAAGACGAACGCAAGGCGTATGTTGAGCGGGTCGGCTACATGGGTGACATCAAGAACCTCAGTGGCTTGGATATCATCGAGGACAGCGAAACGTGGAAGTCGATCTTTATGTCGATCATGAAGGATCGGTATGATAACGAAAAGCACGACGCTGAGGTCCGAAAGGGGATTAAGTCGGCACTCACCAAGAAACCGCCTATGATCCCTGCTGATATGATTCCTACTCGCCATAGGGTAGAACCCGCTCCTGAGGTCGTTGCTGAAGAATCCGCACCGGTCGTTGTGGCCGAGGCTCACGCAGTCGAGATTGAAACACCGGCGGCTGAAACACCGGCAGTCGAAGCTCCTGCGGTTGAAGAGCCGAAAAAGAAATATTATTACTACAAGCCGAGTATCACGCTTCCGATCGTTGAGCCCATTGCAAAAAAGCTAGGCGATAAGACGCTTGGGTATTGGGTTACCTATGCAAAGATCTATGACGCGATCGGCACTGCAAAGATGGACCGAATGCGTAAAGCGTATGTACGTTCTCACAATAAGCCGCCTAAGTCTACTCCTGATATCTTCCAGAATTCTGATAAGAACATGAAAGTGTTTAAGGAGGCTGCAAAGATCGTGGCGGCAGCTATCTAAGCTATCTACTTCCTCCATTAGCCTTTGAGGCTGGCAGCCGGGAAAGACCGGCATATAACCAGGTGTAGCTCAATTGGCAGAGCGCGTGCTTTGGGAGCATGAGGCAGCAGGATCGTAACCTGTCACTTGGACCATAGCATAGGGCTTTATCCTTTCTCCCTGTGCAAAAAAAGCGAAGTTTTTCTCTTTCACTTTTCCTTTTTCTTCGCTCGTGGCTGAAAATGCCGGGCAGGTACGATAACCCTGCTTTGATATGGAGCTGATGGTCGTACAACAGTTCGATTCTGTTGGGCTCCAGCTAGGTTCGATGCAGCGGCGTAGTGTAGTACAAAGCTGCTGGGGTGGCGCAATTCCACCGTGGGTGATCATACTCCCCCTCTGACACACCCATAACGCTTATATCCGAAAATATGCGAACAGACTGCGACGAGGTAGCTCCTCGTGGAGTGATGGTCTGGTGACAATATGAGTAGGCTATTGGATGACCTGAGTTGTGGTCTAGCCTAGTCGGTGCCCAGACTGGCGGAGAGTGATTTAAAGGGCAGCCTTTGAGGATGGGCACCATAAGAGACCAATTCGCTTATGTGTTGTATCCGCTGACGCGACTGAGTATTGCGCAAACTTTGTAAGCCGCTTGCTCCTCGCCGATGCCGTTACATGGTTAAATCCTTCTCTCTGGGACGTTAGCTTAGTTGGTTAAAGCTCCTGGCTCATAACCGGGTGATGAGGTTAATTCTTCACGGGGGTTCGAATCCCTCACGTCCCACCAAATGTGTACGAATATCAACAAGTAAAATGAGGCTGCGAAAATGGAAACAGAAAAAAAGTTTGAAATCTGCACTAAGACTACTGTTTATTTGACCCAGCAGGACATCGACGACATCATGGTGGCTGCCCTCGAAGGTGGCATCAACTACTGGTGCTGGCGCGTTGTCGTGCAGGGTGACTACCTCGGTGAGTACGCCAGCGAGCAGATTTCGCGCGGCGGAAAGCTCGCCGTCTGGATCGATGAGCCGTTTGAGGATGACAAGACCTGCTATATGCTCGACCGCGACAAATTCCTTGCCGGCTTCAAGCTGTGGTTGGAAAAAGGCGGAGACAGCTATGACGCGATCGACTACTCCGATGGCTCCGTTGACTGCGGGCAGATTGATGCCACCTGCGCCGACGAAATTGTCCAGTACGCACTGTTTGGCGAAGTCGTTTTTGGCTAATGAGGAGATTAAAAATAAGAACCTCCGAAAAAATCGAAACGATGTTTAATCGTGAATTCACAAAACAATAGATAAGAAAGAGGTAAATCAAAATGGCTGACAAATATCTCAGTATTATCACGAACTTCGGGTGCCACTACAGCTGCCCTGAGTGTATCGTCCGCAATAACAAGCTCAAGATGACACCGACAGTGGAGTATTCTTCTTACGCTCCGCTGTGGCAAGTTCTTTATAACGAATGCAAAGACTGCAACTGGGTATCTGTGTCTGGTGGCGGTGATCCGCTTTTCCACTGGTGGGAGCATCAGGCATGGTGGCTTGGCTTTTTCGAGATGTGCCAACGCTCTAGGCGCAGGACCGAATTGCATACCAGTTACTTTGATGCAGAAAACAATCACGAGATTATGTTGTTTCCGTTTGGTAAGTTCGACCGTGTTGTATATCACCTGCATACGACAGATGAGATGGACAATGTTTGTCGTCGAGGCAACGAAATCGTTCGTGTGGTCTTTGTTGTGGACGACGATATGACTGAGGACGAAATCAATGGAATCGCTGATTATGTCGAAACGTCAAACGAGATCGACGAGCTTTCGTTCCGGCAGCGTGTGGACGAGAACTACGAGTCAACTTATCATCTGCATGACTTCCTGAAGGCCGGTCATCAGGAACGCTGGTGGTACATTGAACAGTGCGATTACAACACCTACTATCATAACGGTAAGTTGTACACCAAGTATACCGATATCTTTGATAAGGAGTGATTCAGATGTACATCGTCGTCAGCGATTACACCAACGAGAAAGCTGATGTCTACAAGTCGGTAAGTATCGATAAAGCATTCAAATCAAGAGACGATGCGATTGCTTTTGCCGCTGTCAGCTTTCAGTGCTTTCTCAATGGGATGCCTGAAGATGAGGCCGCTCGGTACGAAGATGCAGTGAAAGTTGACACTGAATCCTACGCTGATTTTTGCGGATGCGAGTTGACCCCATATCCTGAGTATGTTATCGGAGCAGCGGTCGATAACGGTGAAGATAATCACATGTACTACATGGTGTTTGAAGTAGAGGAGTGACCTGCGCAAGCAGTGGCGGCTCGGAAAGACGAGCAATGAGTCTCGGTGCTGAAATTGGTAAACAGGGAAGTCTCAAAAACTTCTGCGAAAGCTTGTGGGTCCGACTCCCATCCGAGATACCACCGGCTCGATCGAGTCGGGAGCTTATTGGGTGAAACGGTTTGGCAAATCGGAAAGACGGTTGGCTGCTGGACAGACAGCTTTGATATGCTACAGTGGTGCAACTGGCGAGACACACTCCGCTTAAGACGGAGCGCCTGAAACGATGGATTGTTGGGTTCGAATCCCACCTGTAGCACCAATCTCGTACTGGTAGGATTTTTTAGCGGTCAGATCCGGCCGCGCCTGTGCGAGATACCACCCCCCCTGTGGGGGATGTCAAATTTTTCCATGTACGTTATTCTCGGCTCGCTCGAAAGAGTGCAGCGTGCCTTTGTAAGCCGAGTATCTTATGCGATTGTAGCTCAGTTGGTAGAGCAGCAGGCTGAATGCGCGTCGATGGTTCAAGTCCATCCAATCGCACCAGGGTTCCTGTCTTTTTGGTATGTTATTCAGCAGGAACCTTTTACCTCATTCTTGTTATTCCCGGCTCTTTTGATACGATGCTTCGGTCTATATCGTATCGAAAGCAACAAGGCTTTGTAAGCTGGGTTTATATGCAGCGGTCGTATAACGGTGAATATGCCAGCCTTCCAAGCTGGAGATGTGGGTTCGACTCCCATTCGCTGCTCCATGCCGCAAGGCAAGACAGCTTTGCCCATTAGGTCTCTAACAAAATGGGGAGTTCAGGTGCCACGAAACTGTCGAAGGTGATAGTTCACGAACGATAGCGGGGAATACGAAACAGTGGTTAAACAGCAAAATGATCCGGCCTGAACATTTTATATGCCGTAAGAGGTAATGCAATAATCACGATGATTCTTTTACAGCGAATTCTTAGTCATGACAAGGATAGGGTGAAGGATGAATGGTGTGAGCACAGTAGCTGTTCGACTCAGCTTTGCGGCACCAATAGGTACATGGTGGTAAAAGTACGATCAATAAAATAGCCACGACTTCCTTGTTGCGCCCTAATGTTTCGGATATTGTGGTCCGGAATGGAAGTTGTCCTGCTTGGAGAATCGGGAGTGCAGGTGTACCTAATTTATATGCGGGTATGGTGAAATAGGCGAGACACGCGAATTTTAGGAGTTCGTGCTTAGGTGCATGTGGGTTCAAATCCCACTACCCGCACCATGTTCGAATATCAACAATAAAAAACGAAAGGAAGAAGTATTATGAAGGTGATTATTAGCACAACTCCTCTTAACGGCGTACTGACTGATATTACTCTCGATACGGGAGAAGACAAAAGCGACGTGGTGGATGTGGTTGGTAACAGCATGATTACCACTACCATTGATTGGCTCAACAGCAAGAAGATGTCGAAAGAAGATAAGAAAGTGTACACTGATATCTTGTGCAAAGTCTTGAAGGAAAATATCTTAAAAGGGCTCAAGTAAGGAGGGAACAGCCGTATGAACTCCATTATCAATCCTTGGGTGTTCTACTGGATTGGCATCGTAGATAGTGTCAGAACACTACTAATCGTCATTCTAACCGTGCTTATGATCGGAGGAGCGATTATGTTCATGTGTACTATGAGCGATGCAGACGATCGTGGCTTTAAAGACAAAGATGTAGCCGAGGAAGTAAAACTCTGCATCAATGTTGCAATTGCAACTTTTGTTGTCGCGGTTCTGGTTTGTGTGGTTCCTTCTGAAGATACCTGCTATAAGATGCTCGCCGCCAAGATGTTCACTCAGGACAATATCAACAATGCCACCGAGTATGTCACTGATGTGATTGATTATGCGGTGGATAAGGTCAAAGAAATGGATAGAAAGGACTGAGTAACATGGACGAGAGAAAATTCTGTATCGGTGATCGCGTAAGGCTTGAGTCTCTGTGGGGTCCTGATGATCCCAATGAGGGTAAAGAGGGAATTGTTGTTGGGTATACAGAAGACACCGATTGTCTTCAAGTGCAGCTCTGCGATGGGTACACATGGAGCAAGCCAGAATTTCGCCTGATCGAGCACCTGCATGATGATTGGTGGGCACCTGTAGAGTCAACCAGTGAATGCCGCTGCGAGTCTCTGCTTTAATTTTTTTGCCATCCAAACACACTTTACACTGTCAAATGAAAGGAGAAAACGGATGCGTATCAAGTATGTGGACGGCCATTATGAAATCGTGTCGGCGGATAATGGCCAGTTCATTCAGTCGGCCGACACATGGGACGAGGCTCTTGACGATATGAAAGAGCTGCTAACAACAACGGTATAACGAGCAAACCGGCTCGTTTACATAACATTTTTTTATTATAAAGGAGATCAATATTATGAAGGCAACTGTTAAGTACAACAACGTTTTCGTCACTTCCGCTTACGACATCGAGACCCTGAAGAAGGTCAAGAAGTTCCGTCCCGAGGCTCTGGTTCTGTACAAGGGCGAGGGCAAGGAGAAGGAGCCTGTCTGCGCCATCGGTGTCAGCGGTTCTGCTTCTGCCAATGAGATGGGTGTGACCTTCGCAAAGAATTCCGTCACTACTCCCAAGGTCGCTACCATGAGCATCGAGCTGCCCAACGGCAAGACCACTGTCGAGGAGATCAACGAGTTCGTTCGTGAGAAGCTGGGTCTGGCTATCGTGAACTGCACCAAGATCGAGGAGCAGATCGCCGAGGCTATGAGTTCTATCGCTGCTGACGAGGCCGCTATGAACGCTGCTATCACCATCGAGAACGACGCTGAGCCTGAGGCCGCCGCTGAGTAAGAGCGCCGCTGTGGTTCCACGCCGGATGTTCCAGCGCAATACGTCCGGCATTCGTTTTAAATGATTCGTCAATCCGACGTTTCAACAATAAATTTTTCAAATTAAAAAGGAGTACATATTATGCTGAAGATCACTGTGGGTACCAACACCAACCGTAAGACTGTCATGGCTACTGAGGACACTACCCTGCGTCAGTGCCTGGAGGAGAACGATATCAACTACTCTGCTGGTCAGACCTCTCTGGATGGCTGTGTTCTGCAGCCTGGCGATATGGACAAGACCTTTGCCGATATGCACGTTACCGAGAAGGCTTATCTGGTCTGTGTTCAGAAGATGGACAACGCCCGTTAAGGAATTAACGGAGTCTGACCCTGAATCTGTTCGAGCGAATCTCGAATAAAGTCCGAATATAAATCTGTTCTGGTTACAACAGATAAGTAGCATTGCAGCCGCTGGCAGGCCGGTTAAAGTCTGCCTTATATGTGTCCAGTATCTGGGCTTTTTAAATGCAAGATATGAATTTAAGGAGGAAGTAACTATGGCATTCACTGGTTTACTGACGAAGCTCGGCTCGAACGAATGCAACGAATTTTTCTCTGACATCAAGAGCAGGAACAAATTCGAAACCGAAGATAACACCGTCCTGACCGTTCTCCGGGCAGTGATGAACGAGGAGCGGCTGGCGACTTTTACCGCTGATCCCGAGAATAAGGGCATCATGCAGTCTCTGGTGGTCGAGAACGAGATCCGGCTCCCGGACGATGAGAAGTTGACAGCAGCCTATTACGCTGGTGAGCGTGGTCCGTTCACAAAGATCAAGCTCGGTCTGTATTTCCATTTCATCCCCAACAAGAAAGCAGCCGATTACATCAAGCAGGTGAAAATGTTCGACGAGGACTACAAGAAGGCGGGCTGGGTTCGTCTTGAGGATGTCTCTCTGTATGTCGATCGCAGCGGTGACGCTCTGGTCTACCAGAACGAAACCAAGCAGGCGACCATGGTGTTCGCTCCTTCACCCAAGAGAATCCAGGTTATGCAGATGATGATGAGCTGTCTTCCTCGTCTGCTTCCGTGGGCATTCAAGGATCACCCGGCAACCAGGGATGAACTCGATCTGCTGAAGATGCTGGCTGAGCAGAAGTATGACAAGTTCAATGCGGCAATCGACAAGATCTGTGCAGCTTATGACTTCTACGGCAAGAAAGTCGAAAGCAT